CGTTGAGCTTCAGTCATATTTGACCGTTCTGAATCTGGTTAACTCCAATGCGTCCAATTTGTGCGTTCTGCTGTTGCATTACGCTCATTTGCAGACTCTTTACGTAGTTCTGGAACAATGCTTGGAATTGCTGATCTTGCTGTAATGCAGCCTGCGCTTTCGGGTTGGATTGAATGATTTGCTGGGCGTATTGCAGCTTGGATTGAGCCGCAGGATCGTTCTCTTGGTATATGGCTTCATTACCAAGCAACATGAGCGCAATATCACTCTGAGTATCCTTAAACAGTTTGACGCTGGCCTGCTGTGGCGAGAGAATGAGTTCTTTGGCAAGCTCTGGAGCGATTGCTTGAATCATCATCTCAGTCAAACGATTGCGATTGATGACTCCACCAGCGTCCATCTGGGCAACCTTGGTCAAGAAATCGATCTTCTGAGCGATGTACTCCTTGTTGAGGTCCATCACGTCGAACCTGATGTTTAGATCAAATTCGTTGTGAATCTCGCTCAGGTTTTGCGGCAAAGAACCACCCGTGATGCGCTGAATCTCTTCTGGTGCCATGTACTGGCAGCAAAGAGCGAACATCTGGCGGAATACGCTTCTCCAGCTAAGCAGCCAAGAGTTGATGAGCATCTGCTGCGTCATCTGCGTCTTCTCTGGAGCAACCAATGGGTTAATTGTGCCGAAGTACGCGGCATGATTTGCCTCAACCCGCTGAATCAGGTTAAATGCTACCGTAGGCTCACGAGCCGGAGGCTCCATGAACGTGTAGTCATTCGGATTCGTTACAGGAAGAGGAAGACCGGGGGCAACCTTGTTAATTGCACCAATGCGCTTGACCACCTTGATCGGAGGAAGCGTAGAAAAGGCTGTATGATCTCGGATCGAGTCATGTTGAGCTTTGATTTCATCTTGGTCCGTGCTTGCAAGCTCTGGAATACCGCGTGTATCCGTGATGGCGCGCCGGATCTGTTCCCGACGAAACTCTACAAAAGGATACTCGCCATGTGCATAATCAAGACGCTCATGTATCGCCCAAGATGCTTCATCTTCTTCTCGATTCGACGCAGCCTGCGGGCAAAAGACAGTGTAAAATATAGCAGGAGCATTCCCATCTAAACTTTTGGTGTAGGCATACACCACTTCAACCATGTTGTTGTAGTTGGTGCCGTTGTACACCAGCATGGTCGTTGTGGGTAGCAGGTTGATATTGTAAAAGGTGCTACTTTTGCCAATGGCTTGCATGGCCCGCTCGACCCAAGCAGGATTCCAGCCATCCGTTGTCACCTTCTCCCTCAACTCAACCTCGGACATCCAAGTCCGCCTAAAAATAACACGAGAACGCTGCAAGTCCGCCGTCTCTGGCGGGAAAACAATCTCATCCCAAGGCTTCAGAGCAACAATCTCAGGAAGGTTCTTTGAGACATACTCCTCATCATACGAAGCAGCTCTAGTCTCAGCCAATTCTTTCACCATCCGCTTTGCTTCAGACAACTGAATGTCAGGAATGGCAGCTTGAATGATTGCCGCAGCCTCATCTGGAGAGTTGAGGATCAACTGAGGCAACTCCATCAGCACCTGACTACCGCTCTGCTGAGCCAAAGCAACCACCTGCTCAAGAGTGATTGTCTGCGTTCGCTTGGAGATGTGTTGCTGCCATCCCACAAAGAAAGCGGACCAGCCATACTGCATTGCATACTGAGCCCCTAGTTCGGCCTCCTTGCGAAGCTCTTGGGGCATCTTGCAATCCCTTATCCAGTGAAGGAGATTAGTGGCAATGCCAGATACAGGAGCGTCGCTAAGCTCGTTGCCAGAAGCCCTAATGTCAGCACGCTGAAAAGCAGTAACAAGAAGACTTGATAACTCGTTACAGCTTGAATCGATGAGGCGATTCCTGACGTCCGAGGCACCCTCGAAGGGCCAAGCTGGAGATCCTTCTGGTCTGTTTTCAGAGTGTTTCTTTCCATCATCGGTTTGGCCTGCCCATTTTGAGAACCGGATGTTGTCGAACTTCGTTACAAGATTCCCTTGCGAGGAATTCACCATTGAACGGTTGTACTCAGACAGCAACTCCCCTACTGCAGGGGTTTTGCTGGCTATTGCGAGTGGATCAACCGGTTCTTGTAACATAAGGCTCTAGTAGCTTCCAGCTTTGCTTAGGATGGAAAGCTGCTTCCTTGTAGCATCGCTGTCAACATGGGTGGGTTGCATGACTGTCATGTATCCCAAGCAGTCAATAGGATCTTTGCTCGCTCCTTTTTGGCCATCTTGACCTGTCCATTCCTTCAAGGACCAGATAAGATTAGCGCAACTTGCTGAAACCATGAGCTTTGGATGGTTTTTACCCCGCTCAATGTCCTTTTCTCTGTCAAAACAGAGCATATCATTGATGAGTAACACTCGATCATCCACACCCACACTTGCAGAAGGCGTAAAATAGGTTGGGCAGGTCGCTGAATTGAGCAAATCAAGGATAGTTACGCCTCCGTCTTTGGAGATTGTCTCTGTCCCAGCACTTCTTGGGTCAATGTAACGCTCCATGATCTCTTCCCTGCCAGTTTCAGTGAGTTCAAGGCTCCAGATTAGCTCTGAATACTCGTCAACTCCCCTGCCAGCACCCTGTCTTTGGGCTGGTCCGGGTCTTCCATCTGGCTTATCGCTTGGCAACGCCCATTCACCATAGCTTTGATCCGGCCATTCTCTGTAAACCCACATAACGCCATCTGGGTCCATCCTCGCCCAAAGCATAAACCAGTTACGTGCTCCGGCAGGATCAACAACCATGTAGTTCGTTCCTTTCGGAACCAAGGTATCGATGTCTTCTGAGAAGATGTTATGGTCTCCAAACAAAGGAAACTGACTGCCAGCAGTCTGGTCTGCCCAGCCATACGCTCGAATCTTGATGTCGTGACTGCTCCTGTTCTTGAGCGTCTGCTTCATTCGCTCCCAGTTGTTGTAGGGATTCAGTTTTGAATGAAACCAGATGACACCATGCTTGCCGCTTGTGCCCTCTGCCAAGTAGGGCATATTGCCCTCAGGTACTCCGATCACGTTCTTCTTAGGTAGAAGCTCAGAAGCCTTCCAGTCAGTGATCTTGGCCTGAGTGATGAACTCCTTGACGACCTGAGTGTAGCCGAGAATTGGCGTGAACGTGACCATCAGCTTGCCGTTCCTTGTCACAAGACGATACCTGAGCGTCTCAAGCCAATCCTGAGGCACAAGTTCGTCACACCACACAAGGTCAACCTCGCCACCTTCAACAATCTTGATGTCCTGAGAGTAGTTCAGAAACCAGATCTGGTTCTGAGCGTAGACTGCCGTATTGTCAGTGAACCCGTTCTTCTGACTGAAGCTGATCTGGGTGTAGCTGTTTCGCTTGGCGTGCTTGAGTTCCGGTGGAAGGTACTTGTGAAAGACAGTCTGCTGCATCGATACAGACGTCATATGAGTCGTATGAAGGCACCAAATCCGCAATCCTCGGGCTTTTGCTCTCTCCTGCATCCACTCAGGCATCCCACCCAGATCCTGCCCTACAAACATCTGTGCTGCTCGTTTGGCGGAGTACTCAGTTTTCGACGCCCGGTTACCCCCAAGGATCAGGATTTCATTGAACTTCTCCAGTGTCTTGTCAGCATCTTTCCATGATTCAAACTCACTTCCGTACCTGATAGGATCATCATTCTCCGCTTTAATGCGTTTCTCTCTCGCCTCAAACAACTTAAGTACACTTTCCTCACCTACATTCTGGATCATCAAGCGCCTCTCCTCCTCACTCGGAGAAGGCAACATTGGATGGTCGGTTAATGTAAACCGAAGAACCTGTTCAGTTAACGAAACTTTGGAATTTTGACGAGTTGACATCTTAAAAAACTGTGGCAATATACACGTGCGGGTCAACATAGACCTACGCCGCGTACCTTCTGCTCAACCTGAAACATGGAAGCACAAGCGAATTCAACGGTGACTTCCATACCTCTTGGGAAGTCTTAAATATCTCTGAATCACTGGTTCAGAGAGTGCTGTGTGATGAAAGGCCGCGAGAGAGCCGAGATGTTTGACGAACGGGTAGCCATTGACATCTTCATACTCACACCCAAGCACACGCATACGGAACATTCCTATACGGAAGTAAATCCTATGACGGAGTAAAGCACGCCCCCAATCTTAGATAGCAATATCGAGGCTTGGGGGTACTTTGCTCCGCTCCGTCCCATAGCCTTCCGGAAGTGGTTGCTTTTAATTAAACTCCACATAGCGAAGGCAACGCCTGAGCGACATTCAGCGCAGGTTCCGTCAGAGGGACCGAAGCTGAATGATACCGGCTTCATTGAGTTTCTGAACCAAAAGAAACTCTACTTCATACCAACCACAATGTTGTTTCTAACCTTCAACAACATTCCCCTCCTCAATTTACCCGCAAACTTACCCGTCCTTACCACCCCTTTATCCGTCCCAATAAACCTTTGATTCGGATAAATTGCTTCAACCTTAGCAACATCAATCTCAATAACAGGCTTCTCAGTCTCAATAACAACTTCTCTCTCATTAGAAGTGCCACTTATATCACTCACCTCAACCTTCCCTTTAATACCCAAAATCTTATTCAAGTTTTCCCGCCTAACCTTCAATAAGGCTTCCTCGCTGAATAAAACCCTTTCTACGCCCTCCTTCTCCTCTCTGGTGTAGTCTACGCCCTCAACCAGCAAACCTAGCTCCACGGGGCTGCCAAGGGCCTTCTCGTACTGTTTTCGTCCGACGACAAACTTGCTCATACCAACACTCATACCACTCAAGTCAAATCAGTGCCACTTATACAACGTCAAAATGAAGCTCATTCAGCTCAAAATGAACGAGTGGCCCAGTTGCAAAAAAGTTTTCCGGTCAAGGGGATGCGTCAGAGGTTCTCCCCACCCGTCCTCTCGAACCCCCTCCCCCCCCTTTCGCGCTTGCAATCGATTGCGAATCTGATAGGCAGAGCGGACTAGTCTAAGCGTGCCAGGATGGCAAGCAGAAAGTGAGGGCATGGTAATTCCGTTGAGCGTGGCACACAACGTGAATGCAAGCGGAAAGAGCCGGACCGAAACTATTGTGCAAGCTGGTATGATTCTTTTTGGGAGTGTTGGCACACTCTTTGTCGGGTTAAATGGCACGAAGAATGTAGGTTAGCTTGGCACGCTCTTTGTTTGGTTGCTTGGCACGAAAGTAGAACTTGACTGAGTGGGCGAGAAACGGCGACGCATTCCCCTGCCATGTTTGTCCATTCCCCTAGCTTGCTGTTCGACACCTCAACATTCCCCTTGGTGCGTTCTGTCGATTCCCCCAGCTTCACTTGGTTTGCTTCACCTTCACTCTCGTTCACTTTCACCTTCCATGCCAACAAGCCTTCTTTCTTTGTTTATTTCTTAATGCAGGTGAATTGCAATAGGGAACAAGGGCAAAAGAAAACCCTCCCCCGATTAAAGGGGAGGGCATTTTGGCTTGGTTTGGTTTGGCTATTCTATTTCAAGGTGTCCGAACATGTTTCCTTCCGTTTTTGGAAGAGTTGTCCATAGGTGTACTTCTTCGGTCGGTACCGTCTTGCATGGCAAAGAATGCTTAACCTTGCCTAGGTGATGTAGGCAAACGGCCTTGCCTTTGATCCTCACAAACGGAACAGCGAAGTTACCGATGGCCCGCCAGTATGTCACCATTCTGGCGATTACCTTCTCGCCGTCCCAAACTAGTAGCTTCTCCCTTGTTCTATCTTCGTTGAAGTTAATCCAGCGGTGACCGGAATTGTTTAGGTAATAGGTTCTCATTCTCAGCTTCTTAGGTAAAAATAAACTGAACCATCATTCCCCTTGAATAGCGTCAAAGGTCCAATTCCGCTCCATCGTAATTCCATTGCTTCCTCCCAGTCTATTTCCGCCAGACTATTGGCTCCTAGCTGCCTACAGTCACATACTGCCCATTGGAGAAACAGAGCGTTTAGTGAGAGTGAATCCCACTCAGCAATCTCCGCCTCACAAGCGCCATACGAGACTGCAAAGTCTCGCATGGCTTGCAATTTTTCCTCCGTGTCCAAAAGCTGGTTATCTTCCGCCGCGTCTAAGCTCGCTTGCCAAGTGTCTCTTGCTGCGGTTGGCCCTCCCTCGAAAGCGGAGTGTGACAACTCCCAAGCATCTAAGTCTAAAATTGAGTCTAGTTTGATTTCCATAAGTCCCTACCTTAGTTGAAGTACCTCTTTTGGATAGCCAAGCCAAACCAGCGTTTGAAGCTGGCTCGAATGTCCGTCCCGTCGAAATGGGGGTATGCTACCCTAATGTATTGCCAGAGCAAATCAGCGCAAAAGCGAGCCACCGCCTTGCGATACTCTGTAGGCCAGTACTGGCCACAGTTGTAATCCACCTCCTCGCCTTGCAAATGCAACCTTCCTCCCTTTTGCAGCCTATCCGCCATTAGCTCGCCTGTAATGGAAGGGGTTGCTGCTACCGCTTGGATGAGTGTGCGAGCATGGGCAAGGTCCTTCAAAACCTCCCTTTGCTCGGCTCGAAACATAGTGTAGCTGTTATAGTTGTGCGGATCGAGTCCAGGGCGAGAGTTGGCGAAGGTAAGGAGTTTGTTGATAAGCAGTTCTTTGTTCATTTTTTGCTAGTTGGTATGGTTTATGTTTACTCCGAATCACATTCGGGAACCCGCTTGAGGATTACCTTATCCTCCCTTGCCCATTCCCTCGCCTCTTTTTGAGATCGGAAAAGGCGATGAAGGCCAAAACAGGCATCTGCGCCATGGTTTTCCCATTCAGCGATCCATCGCCATTCCTCGTGTTCGGATTCCCTGAGTTTGTACAGTATGGCTCTTTTTTTCATTCTTTTTGGTATGGTTAAGCGTCAAAGCGGAGGAAGCGGTACCCCCAAGGTTGGGGGGTCAACGTGCGATAAAGGCGGAGGAAGAAGCGGAGGAAAGCCCCCCGTTTGAAGGTGTTAGGTGCTGTCTTCATAGGTACTAGGGGCGGACGGTACCGCAATCGCATATCCCAAAGCCACACAACGCTCGCCGGATCCGCCTCCGTTGGCGGAGTGCCTTGTCCTCCGCTTGCGTGCGTTGGCGTGGCGGTTTGCCCTCCGCGTAGTAGGCGCGCCTGCAGATAGTCTCCCAGTCATCCTCCGTGCGGAGGGTAACGGAGCTGCCGTGGAATGAGTTTGTCAGTGTGAGTGTTTTCATGGGTTCCTTTTTAGTTCGCCGGTAGCGGAATTACTCCCGACGCCGCAAAGATTCGCATTAATCCGCAGCACAAGCAAGCACCTTTTTTAAGGTTTTTTTGGGAGGGCCTGCGAGACTCTGACCTATTCATACGACCGCGTGCGAGCGGGCGCGCAAATAGCAGACTTCTCTCCGATTGCAAGCGGAGATTTTGCCAAAGTAGAAGCGGCCCGCGAATAGCGTAAAATCCGCAAGATACAAGCTCTTTCTTTAATTCCTACCAACTGAGGGGGAATTAGGCAATGGCAAGCAAAGC